AACACAGTGGATTCTGTGAGAAAGATAAGGAGGACGAAAAATGAAATTATTTAAAACAGTGGACGAGAAATTAGCAGAAATTGGATTTGCAAAAGAAAAAGAAGACAAGTATGGGTGTGTGTATATAAGAAAAGATAAGGAATATAATTTTACACAAAAAGTTGCCATTGGACACAAAAAATCTGGTAGACATATTTTGCAGTCATATGATCCAGATTTAGGAGATAATGAAGGAATTGGAAATACTTGTGTAGGACTTACAGGATATGAAATGAAACTGTTTATTAAAAAGATGAAGCAGTTAAAAATGTATGCGGGTAAGGAGGACACAAAATGTTAATCAGAAGCCAGGATAAAACAACGTTGGTAAAGTTTGAAAACATTGTTATAAATATCAATAACATTAATGGCAAAGAAATCATTTGTTGGAGTCAGATGAATCCGGGAGAAGATGAATATATTCCATTAGGTTATTATTCCACCAAAGAAAAAGCCATGAAAGTACTGGATATGATTCAGAAAGCCTATGCGAACGCAGAGTTAATTCCAATGACAGTTCCGAATATTGGAAAGATGTTCGCAGAAGCGCCGGCATCGAAAGAAAATGAACTTTTGGCTGAGACTATTGGAGAAGCGCTTATGAATAAAATGGTCTTTCAGATGCCAGAAGAGGGGAGCTTGGAAGCATAAGTGATGTAATGGAATTTGTGCAGAAAGGTGGTGGAGTTGAATGAAATATCCAGAAGAAATGTATATTGATAGTCAGATATTCGCAGGGGATATGGATGGTTCGGAATCAAATCTGACAGAAAAAATCGTAAAAATAAGGGCTTCTCATTTATGCTGCGTATGTGAAAAACAGATACCTAAAGGTGAAAGAATGTTAAACCAAAAAGCAATAGTAGAGGGACAAGGTTGGTGCAGTTGCTATATCTGCCTACCATGTGTTGAAAATTGGTTAGAAGAATCGGGACAAGTAGAGGAGATGCAGAACGTATGAGAGAAATTCTTTTCAAGGCAAAGCGGATTGATAATGGAGAATGGACTGAGGGATATTATGCGGAACGCAATGGCAAGACATTCATTGGCATTGATATATCCATTTACGGTGATATATTTGAGGTTTTTTGTACTCCTGTAATTAGGTGGTTTGAAGTTGATCCAAAAACCTTTTGCCAGTTCACAGGACTTTGCGACAAGAACGGCAAGAAAATCTGGGAGAGCGATATTATTTCGTACCAAAGAGACAATGATGATTGCCCGTTTCCGAATAAGGATACGAAGAAAAGATTTGGGAAAGTATTCTATCAAGGTTTTAGATCGACTTTTGCTATTGGCATGGGAAAAAATGGAAGTAGATCTATAAATGATGATTTGTGGAAATACGTTCAGAATGGAAATCGAGTTGAGGTTATCGGAAACCAGTTTGACAACCCAGAATTATTACAGGAGGAATCAGATGAGTAAATCAGTATTAGTGATGAAAACGCCAGGAAATTGTTATTCATGTTGTTTACGACGCGAACCTATTTGTAACTTGCCATATTGTTCAGTAAAGTTGAAAGGCATTAAGGATTCGAGTGTTAAGCCTGATTGGTGTCCATTGAAGCCATTGCCGGAGAAAAAAGAATACATTGTTCCAATCGACAATGTAGAATCACAAAAAGATATTATTGCGGTTGGATGGAACGCTTGTATTAATGCAATTACAGGAAAGGTGAAGCAGATGGAGATATTAACAGAAAAAGAAATAAATATTGATGGGACAGAACTCAACCTGGAAGAAAAAGAGACAGACAAGGAGGTAGAGTGATATGGGATTGACGCTTGAAGAGGCTATTAAACATGCGAGAGAAGTAGCAGAGAGAAACTATAAAAATGTGAGAACTTATCCCCAAGAACTATGGGAGCCAGGCGAATTGGAAAACTGTCAAAAATGCGCCGAAAATCACGATCAGCTTGCAAAGTGGTTGAAAGAATTGAAAGAATGTCATGAGTCTGAAGACGATAATATCTTTTATCAGATCGGAAAAAAGTTAAATGAAGATAAAATTCCAGAAAATATGGAACCGTTTATAAAAGAACAACACTACAGATCGACAGAAAATGAAACAGTCCTGGAAGTTAAGATTGGATGGAGGGAAAGATGAAAAATGGAATCATATGCAAAGAAGATGGCGATGCACTGCTTGAAATATATCGGGCAATCAATGTTTGGGACGGATCGCTGAACCGGAATCTGACGATGGATGAAATGGTTTTTATATTTGCACTTGGACACGCAATAAAAGAGAATTTTGCGGAAGGAAGTAAGGAAGATGACAATTAAACCGATTTTATTTAATACCGAGATGGTGAGAGCAATCCTGGACGGAAGAAAGACTTGCACACGGCGAGTGGTAAAGCCAACGCCTAAGTACTTTGAAGTAAATGAGAATCCAGTATATATTTACGATGCAGAGCCAGCAATGGGCAGAATCTATCCACCATGTCAGCCAGGAGATGTCTTATATGTACGAGAAACATGGGGAATATATACGGAAAGTTGGTTAGATGCTGACTATTTTATGTACAAAGCGGATTATCCTGCTAATGCAGCAACTTACACGCACCAAGATGGAACTATTTATGATTTGCCGAGGTGGCGCCCATCAATTCATATGCCCAAAGAAGCCGCTAGGATATGGCTTAAGGTTACGGATGTGAAAGTGGAACGGTTGCAGGATATCACCGATGATGGCGCAAAGGCAGAGGGTGCTAACTGGAAGAACGGAAAAAATGTTGGCTTTGAAGAAAAAATGAGACGAACGGCAGTGGAAAGATTTTCTGAGATCTGGGACTCTACCATCAAGAAATCTGACCTTGACCGTTACGGCTGGCAGGCTAACCCGTTGGTCTGGGCGATAAGCTTCGAGAGATGTGAGAAACCGGAGGTGGTATAAATGGCATCAGTAAAAAAATGTGATAGATGTTTTGAAAATTACAAGCACTACGGGGACGATCCTTTGAGATCTAATGCAATAAGGCCAATGTATAGAGATCGTAAAAATATGTCTACCATTGGTTTTAAAATATATAATCTTTGCCCAAAATGTATAGACAGTTTTGAAGAGTGGTTTGATGGAGGAAAATAAATGGAGCGATTGACTTACGTTACAGAGGATGGAGAAATATTATTCCACCCGGAAGATTTACCAGAGGACGAGGGCATGACGATCAGGCAGCTGGCAATACATGGAAGATGGGAGGAGCTGAACCAGATTGCTGAGAGATTGACCAACATGGAGCAGATGGAAGAGCATGGGATACTGGTGAGACTTCCGCGTAAAGTTGGAGGCACAGTGTATACGTTAAGTTATAGGTATGAATGTAAAAATGATTATGATTGTAAAGTCCCAAGACAGTGGAAATGTGAGGAAAATATTCCATGCGAGTATGAGAAGAAAATACATTACGTGAAAGAATCTCAGTTTTGCTTAAGAATGTTAGAATCTCTTGGGAAAACCGTATTTCTCACTCGTGAGGAAGCGGAGAAGGCATTGGAGAAAAAGGAAAAATGAAATTTAAAGATTTTGTGAATTGGTGCAATGGAAGAGCATGTGATGGATGCTGGGGAATGCTAACAGCTATGGTATGCATTGATTTGATACAACAGGTTAGAAAAATCCCTTTTTGGAAAAGAGAGAAGTTTTGGAAAGAAAATTACGAACAGCAGGTATTAGACGAGATTGTTAATCCGATAGAGAAGAAGCTGGATGAAATGGAAAAAGGAGATTGAGAATATGGAACAGTTAATGCTTGAAGATATGATAAAAGCCCTAAAATGTATTGCCAGCCAAGATGCTGATGGGGATTGCTATATGGAACACGAGAATTTTAAACATATGGAAGATGAAAATTACAAGCCCATTGTCTGTGCGACTGGTGAGAATTTAAGAGATCCAATTAGCGGAGAAGATGCTATTAGTTGCCCATATTATAATAAAGCATATGAGTGTTGCCTTGAAGATGGGGATCTGTCTTGGATGAAAGATGTTGCAGAACTTCTGGAAAAGCAAATTCCAAAAACCATAAAAATGAATGACGAAATAAAATATTTGGATGGAGAAGGCGTTGGCTGGGTATGCCCAGGGTGCAATACAGTGATTTTTGATTTTGGCATTTATGATTACTGCCCTCATTGTGGTCAGAGATTGGAATGGAGAGATGATAATATTGAAGCTGAAAGTAATTAGCAGTGGAAGCCAGTACGGTAATTGCTATGCAATTATAGCCGGAAGCGAGATATTGCTGCTAGATTGTGGATGCAGATACAGTGATATTTTAAAAGGAATCGGATATAAAATCACAAATGTGGTCGGTTGCTTGTTGACACATGAACATGGAGACCATTCCAAATCATATAAAGAGATTTTAAAGGCTGGAATTCCAATCTATACAAATGATGAAGCGGCAGATTCTCTTGAAATTATCACGGGTGAGAAAATGATTGGGAAACAGGAAAAACGCCCATTTATGGCTGGAAATTTTGTGATTACGCCATTTTATGTGCCACATGATGGCACGCCAAACTATGCGTATCTGGTCAGATTGCCGGATGGTGGAGTTTTCCTATATGCTACGGACTTTTTGTATTTGCCATATAAGTTTCAAAAAATGAGGATCAATCATTTTCTCATAGAGTGCAATCATATGGACGAATCACCAGATGAAAGCTCTATGAAGTACAACCATAGCATTTGTGGGCATTCAAGGCTTTCTGAAGTGAAGAAAATCATAGATATAAATAAAAGTTCTTCGCTCAGAAATGTGATTCTATGTCACTTGTCAGAAACGTGGGGGAACCCAGAAATAATGCAAAACGAAGTTCAATCTATTATTCCAGATGTTAATGTTCAGATTGCAGATCCTGGGCTTGAAGTTGATTTGAAATTAGAGCCATTTTAGAAAATGAGTGTTTGTTAGAAAGGGTTTAAAGTTACAATGATTACTGCAACAGATTATGTGAAAAAGAAAAAATCAAGCGATATTAAATGGTTGGAAATGCTGGAAAGCCTTGGATTTAAAAATGTAGGGTTAGAAGAATCTATTCGGCTTTTTGAAGCAATCAGATATTTCCATAAATAACAGAAAGGAAGGTATTGAAAATGAACAAAGTTATTCTGATTGGTCGGTTAACCCGTGATCCAGAAGTGAGATATTCTCAAGGTGAGGAGTCGATGGCGATTGCACGCTATACATTAGCTGTAGATCGTAGAGGTAAAAAAGATACGAATGAGCAGGCAGCGGATTTTATTAACTGCATTGCTTTTAGAAAAAACGGAGAATTTGCCGAAAAATATCTTACCAAAGGGATGAAGATTGCAGTTGTTGGAAGAATCCAGACCGGATCATACACGAATAAAGACGGTCAAAAAGTTTACACCACAGATGTTGTTGTCGAAGAGCATGAATTCGCTGAGAGTAAATCTTCTGGAAATTCAAACTATTCCGATTCTAGCGGTTCTACAAAGTCAAAACCAGAAAATGCATCGAATGATGGATTTGTAAACATCCCGGATGGAGTTGAAGACGAAGGGCTTCCATTTAATTAACCGTCTCAAGAATTCTACGGCCTCTTAGGTAGCGGGATGAATTGAGACAAAGAATAATATATGTGAAAGGAAGTGACAAAGAATAATGACTTCAAGAAAACCATCAGAGATTATTAAGGATTTTTTGGATCTTATGGATAGTTCTCATGACCAGTATTTGAATTCCAAGAAAACAGTGGAAAGTTATGATGAACAGACAATTTCATGGGTTCACAAAATCGAAAATGAGGATCTGGCAGAAGAGCGGAGTAAAATTTCTACTGCCTGGCATAAAGAGAGACTTGCTAGAAGAGCAGAGAAAAATAACATGCTTCTGTATGAAAAAATCCATGAGTTTTCTATTAATGAGATGAACAAGTCAACTTTGAAGCGTTTAAGAAGTATGCTTGGAAACCAGATTAAGACAGAGGAATATCTGTCACAGGAAAATAAGGTTTTGAAAAGCAAACGGAGGATAGAGTAATGGTCATTGGAGTTGATAAGGCTCAACAGGACGGAAAACACATTTTGAAACACAAAATGTTGCAAGATATGGGACATCAGCTGATTGATCTTCCAATTCCTGTTGGGGACTATATCGAAATCACACCGGAAATCAAGGAAGTGATTGACCGGAGAGGAGATAAGCTAAAGAAAATGGATCTCATTGGTTTAATCAATGTATCTGTAGATACAAAGAGAGACTGTGAAGAGTTATATTCCTGCTTGATGCAGGGACATAAGCGATTTTCAGATAGTTGTTTTTTGGCTCACAATAACGGAATCCGGCTGGTTATTCTTGTCGAAAATCTGGATGGTGTTATGTCAGTAGACAATCTGGAAAAATGGAAGAATGAAAAGCGGTGGAAAAGCTACTTCATTGCCAGAAAAAGAGCGGAAAGAGCTGGAACAAAGGCTCCGAAACCTCCATGCAAACCATCTCAGCTGAAACAGATCATGTGGACGATGCATGAAAAATATGGAACGGAATTTGTTTTTTGTAGACCAGAAGAAACGGCACAGAAAATAGTAGAATATCTTACATCAGATAATAATAAGTAAATCTAAAGATCATAAATATCAGATAGCCCAGGTGAATCATCCTGGAATACCAATAAAAAGAAGAAAGGAACCGAACCTCCGGCCGGGGTAATGCTATAGCGGGTTCCTATAAATAATGGAATATAAAGATTTTTTGGAAAACAAAAGATTTGTTTTGGAAAGCAGCGGATTTGATATTGATAAAAGTGAATTAAATCCAATGCTGTATGACTTTCAAAAGGATATTGTAAGATGGGCATTAAAGAAAGGAAAGGCTTGTATATTTGCAGATTGTGGTTTAGGAAAAACACCAATGCAATTATCATGGGCATATCAAGTCCATAAGTACACTGGGAGAAAAATACTCATTCTTACTCCTCTAGCAGTGGCAGACCAGACAAAGCGAGAAGCTGAAAAATTTGGATATATTGCAAAAGTTGTTGAGTCTCAGGATGATTGCATTGATGGAATCAATATAACCAACTATGAAAAGTTAGATAGATTTGTGGCAAAAGAGTTTGTTGGAGTTGTTTTGGATGAAAGCAGCATTTTGAAATCATATAGTGGAAAGGTAAGAACTGCTATTATTCAAAATTTCCATGAAGTTCCGTACAAATTAGCTTGTACTGCAACTCCAGCACCTAATGATTACATGGAAATTGGAAATCATTCCGAATTTTGCGGTGTGATGACAAGGGCTGAAATGTTATCCATGTTTTTTGTACATGATGGGGGGGAAACTTCTAAATGGAGACTTAAGGGACATGCGGAAGACGTTTTTTGGCAATGGTTATCAACTTTTAGTGTATTTGTCGATAATCCAAACAATATTGGATACAACATTGATGGCTACAATCTTCCAAGTTTAAATATCAAAGAAATTATTGTCGATGCTGAAACACCAATATCTGAAACGTTGACCCTATCGGAACGTAGGCAGGCAAGGAAAGATAGCTTAGATCTTAGGTGCAAGAACGCAGCTGAACTTGTTAATTCTTCTAATGAACAGTGGCTTGTTTGGTGTGATCTAAATGATGAAAGCAATAAGTTGCATGAACTAATTAATGAAAGCGTTGAAGTTCAAGGAAGTGATAAAGAATCATACAAATCATCATCAATGCTGAATTTTAGTATTGGAAATATAAAATGCCTCGTAACTAAACCCAAAATTGCCGGTTTTGGAATGAACTGGCAGAATTGTCACAATATGATTTTTACTGGGTTATCTGACAGCTATGAACAATACTATCAGGCGTTGAGAAGGTGTTGGAGATTTGGTCAGGAAAAACCAGTCAATGTTTATATTATTATTTCCTCAAAAGAAGGATGTGTGAAAGAAAATATCGAGAGAAAACAAACTGATTTTGAGAAGATGCAAAAAGAAATGACGGAATTGACAAAAGAGATTACAAAAAAAGAGTTGAAAAGCACTTGCAGAATCTCTGCGCCGTATGATCCACATGTAAAAATGGTTCTCCCATCATGGGATGAATTTAAGAATAGGGAGGAAGTTTAATATGAACGTGTTAGCTCAAACAGTCGAAAAAAAATATGCTGCATACAATGGAGACAGCGTGGAATTGATTAAAAATATTCCAGATGACA